CTTTGTAAGCTTTTTTCAATGTCTCAGTCCGTTTCGGTTTCTCCGTGGACTCTGTCATTTGTTATCGCTCCTGTTTTTTTAACAAGTCTATTATGTCTTGTTGCAAGTCATCAAGTGACTTGATTTGTCCTCTAATATAGTAAAGGTCGTTAGTATTGTCAACATCCCGCACTAAAGTTTCTTTTAGCCTCTCTCTTCGTCTGTTTATTAAATTTTTTATTACATCGTTTGATGTTGTATCAATTGCCATTTTTCTCCATAAGTAATTTGTTATCTCCTACTTCTATTGTTTCAAATCCAAAATACTTCAAAGCATCTTTAATTAATTTCATATCGTATGTAACCCAATCGTCAAACACTATTCTAGTATTTGGTGCTGCTTTATTAGCAAACCAGACAGCTTCGGTTAATACTTCATGTGTTGTGTGAGGTCCATCTAACATGACAAAAGCAAATTCAGATTCTTTATATTGAGGATGATACATAAAATCAGTATCGGTCATGTTGTGAAAACGATATTTACCAGAATTCAAATACCATTTAAAATCTTTGAGCATTTCATCTCTCATTGTATCGGGATAAGTAGGGCTAACCCCTGAAAGATGCCTTATACCACTTCCCTTATCAAAATGTTCGTATTTTCTGTCTCCATAAGGATCAACACCTATGTGTAAAAAGTTATTTTTTACATTGTCCATGATAATTTTAGAACTTCCGCCTTTTCTTATTCCTATTTCACAAGAATAATATCCTTGACAGTCAAAATCTTTAGTCCATTTTTCTAATAGATTACTTTCACCTGAATCGGTTTCGATCATAGATAGTGTTTAACACTTATAAAGATAAAAGCAAACTTATTTTTTATCGCCTCGGAAGATTTGTGTACCTTTTATACCAAAAATACTCGCCACGACAAGAATCCACAAATTAGTGAACCATTTCGGAAGCGACTGGAAATACTCGAAAAACAATTTTACCTTATCCATCGCAGTTGGATCGTCCGACATAACTGCCCACATTAACACAATGATAGGTGCTGAGATTATAACGAGCACAAATTCGTCCTTATAATCGTTTTGTCTTGCCTCTAGTAATTTGCCTTGGTAAGTTTCCTCACCTCGAGCCATCTTTTCTGCATGCATTAATTGTGCATCAGACATAGCCATCTTAGTCTTCTGTTTATTCGCGTAAATTTTGCTTCCTGCTTGTAATGCAATCTTCGCTAAACTGAACCACGCCATTTTAATACTCCTTCTAATTTTTTGTACTTTTCTCTACTGTTAGCATCAGCACAATATTGTTTTAATACTTCAGTAATTTTATTTTTTCTTCTATCACATAGATAATTATATATTTTGAAGTAAATATCAACTGCACCCTTACCTCTTATTCTCCATCTCCATGTATCTTTGTGATGTTTTTGCCTTGGTTTAATATAAACTACGGATCCTTTGCCAAAAAAATCTTTTAATCTATCAATTACGTCTTTATCTGACATTTCAACTGCTATAGAAGGTATCCAATAGTCTTTTTTTGTTTTTTCGTAAGCTATACAACCCTCACCATCAATTATTCCAGCAAAATAGGCTTCTTGATTAGATTCTCTTTTTTCTTTTATTGGGAATTGTAATACCTTGGGGGTTTGGTCCTCTTTTAGGTGGTGGTCCAAATTTTTTTCCTCCACTAATTCCTTTTCTTTTGTCTCTCGCAGTTCTTGCCATATATTATTATTATTTTTTTTCAAGTTTTCTTTCAGCTATATCTAATCTATTATCTGCTTGTTGATCTTGCTGTTGAAGTCTATCATATTGGAAGTTTAACTTCTCTGCTTCTCTTTGATTTTCTTGTTCTTGTTTATATTTAGTTTCTTCTGCTTTTCTTTGCATATCTAAAGCTCTTAAATCAATTTCTTGTTGTTTAATTCTAACTAATGGATCTTGTTTAGCCATATTAGCTTTCATTTCTTCTTGAACTAATTGTGTAGTTATCTCAGCAACAGCTGTAGCAACTGCAGCATCGAACCTTACTTGAAATTGTTGAGGATCTGTTTGTTGTAATTGCATTAATTGTGGGTCTTGTCCCATTTGTTCAGCAACTTCCTGTCTTGCTTTAAAAGAAATATGATCAGATATATGCGATTGTAATAAAGCATACACTTGTGGGTTTATTTGAACCATTCTAGATGCCATAAATGCTGAGTGAGCAGCTATGTGTGCATCGTGATCTTGAAATTCAAAAGCAGTTAACAACTTCATCTGTAATGCTCTAGCATTTTCTTTAGCTGGATCCATAGGTTCGGGTTGTTTAGCTGGTGGTTTTAAAATTGTTTCTATTTGTTTTGTACCTAAAGCTTCATAAACTCTTCTGTAAGCCTCGTGAATATTGTGTAATTGTGGATTAGAACTAGCAATTTGTAATTGTGTTTGTGCTAAAGTTACTCTTTGAGCCATAGACATAATGTTTGGATCAGCTACTGGCAATACATCTACTCTGTTATCAAAGTCTGTACCTTTAATGGTTCTTGGACCACCATAAACATCATAAGGATATTCAGCAGGTAAGTATTCTCCACATAATCTAGCTAATATTTTAAATTCTAGTCTCATAGCGTAGTAACATCTTTTGTGAACACCGCTCATTACTCTAGATCCTCTTTCCATCATAGCGATTGTAGTACCTACTGCTCTATTTTGACTATCGTTACCTACCGCTGAATCTGTAATGGCTGCAAACTTTTGACCTGCTTGTACAACGAAACCTAATAAGTTAAATAATGTTGTGCTTGGTTCAGAAAAGGGAAGATTAAAAAACTGATCTCTAATATTACCACCAGGAGCATCTACATCTCTAAACTCTCCAGGTTGTATTGGTTGGTCGTCATCTCTAACTCTTATTCCTCTAGACTTAAATCCTGCTGGTAAATTTTTTAAAGTACCTGCATCAATCAATTGTCTTAATGCAACGGTTGCAGCTCTAGATAAACCACCAATAGTGTGAATCAAACCAAAACCATAAAAACCAAGGCCTGGTAAAAATTTATAGTGTACGAAGTATTCTATTCTTGTGTAGTTCTGATCATCTACTCTATAATTTCTGTAGATAGATAAAACCTCTCCTGAGCTTTCATCTATAGTTACAATGTATGGAATTTTAATTGATTTTTTTGATCTCTTATCAAAATTTTCATAGTCATCTAAATTTAGATCAACATGCATTTCTAAAACCGTATGTATGTAATCTGTAAATCCTGGTTTAACGCCATCAAGTTCATCTATCTTTTGTTGTAAATCTGAATCCTGTATATTACTTGGATTAGGTAAATCTATATCTCGATAAAAACCTGCTGCCATTTTTTTATTAACATCATTCTCACTCATTTTTATGACGTGTGTTATTCGTCCTGCATCTTTTAAATCTGAGGCATAGTATGGAACAACTAAATCTTCCGCTGGTAAAAATTTTGAAACGGGTCTTTGTAAGAATTCATCGTAGTAAATTTTTTTAAATGTAGATCCTGATAGAGGTAAATAATATAACATCTGATCCATATCAGTTGTGTAGTCCTCCATCTTCTCCATAAGAAGATAGTTAAGATACTCTTGTACACGATCTGATTGTTGTTCGGTGGCAGGTGTTCTTAATCCTACGACTTGTGTTCTTACTGGACCATCACTTGGTAATAATTCTTTGTATGCTGAAGCTTGAAAGGTTGTAGCGCTTTCACTTAACAACGGATGAGTGACACCTGAAGCACCTTTAAAAGGTCTTGTTTGTTCATTGTATTTAACACCAAGAAGATCTAGGCCTTTAGTATAACCTTCTTCCCATTCTTTTCTTGATTCTCTATCCTTTTTATATTCCCCAATTAATTCAAGCCCTAAACGCTTTAGATCTCTTTCGTCCATCTCTTCTGCGAGATTAGAATTAAAATCGTCTTCTAAATTTTCTTCAACGACTTCTTCTCCTTCGACCTCAACAACGGGTGGTAGACCTTCAGGTTGTTCCTGAATTTCTTCTACCTTAGTTTCATCAACGATGTTTTCGGATATATCTTTTTCTACAGCCATAATCTAATTTATCACAAGGTTTTAAACATATCTACTACTAAACCACCTTGAGCTTTATATAGTTTCTGTGTGTATGCCATATTAGGTTTAACTTCAATAGCAAAAGCATCGAAATACAAGTTAGGGTTGCTACTCTCAATAAGTCTTGTATTGGGAGCTGCTTCCTCAAAAGCATCTGTATGTGTTGTGCTTTTAATTGTTTTACCTTTGTTAACACCATCAGGATATTTAAACGTGTCTACATCAACAATCTTATAAGGTTTATTTGGATCAGACAAAGATAATTTAATTGTTCCTGCTTTTGAATCTTGGAATCTTGCTGCTTTCTTCATAAGTTGAGGCATGACAGCTTGACCTTTATTACCTATACCTTTACCAGATGCGTAACCATAGAATCTCTCGTTACCTGCTTTGTAACCTTGTTTGAAATGTAATTTATTAAAAGGCATAACAGCAACATAGTCAAAGTTTTCTTTGGCCGCTTTGTTCATTAAAAATTTAAGTGAGTAGTCTCCATAAGCATCAGCATCTAGCAATGGAAAGTAATCTAATTTTTCTTTATAATTTCTAGGGTAATTGTAATCATCTGCTCTCTGAAACGTACTGTTAATTTGTTTATTAACACTTCTTAAATCATCAGAGATAGCTCTTGATTTATTAAACTGACCTTTAGCTATTGCATCATCCATATCTGTTAAAAGCTTAGTTCTAGAGTTTACAAGTAAATCCATTTCAATATCTTTTTGAAAAGGATTAATTCTTCGCTCTCCTGAAAAAGCTTCTTTAGCTGTAAGTTGTTTAGCGATTCTTTGGTTAGCATCAGATTGTATTTCATGAATGACCATAGCCTTTTTTCCGTCAGGCGTTATTCTTGTATCGTATCTTACGTGCATAATGTTATTTTTTAGATCTTCGTAATGACCTGTAGATTTCATTGTAGATCTATTGCCTAAGATAGGTTCATCAAGAACGAACACCGTTTCACGGTAATTAGTTCCGCCTGGTAAAGTGTAGCTTGATTCGTTTGCATATTTAACAGGTTTAACACCACCGCCACCTTTAGATATTCTAACAATTTCATCTAGTCCACCCATAAGACCATTAATCTGAACCTTTTGGTTTTGATTAAATGCCTCTTGTCCTCTTAAAGCAGCTAGATCACTTCTAAGTTCAGTGTAATTTCTTTTAATACTGTTTTGGTCTCCACTCTGTATTGCCCTTTTTAAACCTTCTAAATTTCTTTTAATAGTAGGAAAAATTCTTGCAGCGACTGGACTTGTTTTTGAAAGATCATCTATTTGACTTGTCACACCTTTTAGAATGGTATCTAATTTTGGTGAATTAAATACGCCTCCATATTCAATAGGTTTTAATCTATTGGCAGGATTCATCTTAATCATATTACCAATGTCTTGCGCTGATAATTTTAAATTAAATCTTTTAGCTGCACCTAACAAACCACCAGATATGTTTCCAAGATTATCAAAGGTTGCAAGGTTAGTATCAAAAAGTTCTTCCTTATTAATAGTAGCTTCCTTACCAGCAAACCTAGATCCTCTATCGTATGTAAATCTTTTGGGTCCTCTTTCTGTTCTTGTAGCGTTTTTACCAAAGACTTTAAAATTTACTTTTCTTGATGAAGTTAAATGATTTATCCAATCATCAGCTGAGTATTGTCCTGGTCCTTTTTTCATCACCCAATCATATGTAGATGAACCAAACAAAGGTTGTCTATCTTGACCCATCAATAGATCATCAGTAATCTTACGATCTACTTTGACAGGTAGTTGTGCATCTTGTTTAGCTAATTGTTTAGCTGGAAGTTGCTTAGCTTCTTTTGTGTATGTTATTAATTTTTGAGTATCACCTGATACAGGGTCAGTCTTTTTTCTTTTGAGAAGTGAAGATATTCCCCGTTTGAAAAGTTCTTTTAGGGCCATTGACCCTCCTAGTACATTTTAGTAGGTTTGTTTCTACCAAGTTTGCATTTTACTTTTATAGACTTACCTTTGCTTGCCATGATAGGTCTTTGCATCATGCCACCGCCCATTTTTTTAGCAGGTCTTTTTGTAAAAGGTTTTTTACCAGTTCTTTTCTCGTACATTTTTTCTAATGCTGCTTTACCAAGTAATGCTGCACCTGCAACACCAGCTGCGATCTTACCTATTCTAGTAGCTTTGGCTGCTTCCAACGCTTTAGCACCACCTAATTGCATTCTTCTTTGTATGAATTTAGATTTTTTTAAATCCGTTTTATCTTTAACATCTTTTAAACCTTTTAAATATTTTTTGTATTTAGTAGCTTCACCCATGCCACCTTTATCAGCTTTCATAATTCCTCCACGTCTCATTACAGGACCTGCAATACCTGGTGTGCCTAATTTTTGTTTTTTAAACAATTCAACAAGCATGCTACCCATACCAGAACCTCTACCTTTCATTGTTACATCTTGAGGTTTTGCAGTTGCTGATCTTTTTCTACCTAGAATTTTTTTTGCCCCTTTAGCCAATATACCAACTACAGCTTTTTTAACTTTACCTGGTTTCATTTTCTCATCTTGTAAACCTTGTCCTCTGCCTTTAGCTTTTTCTTTTCTAAGCACATCAAAATCTTTTGAATCAATTTTATTTGGTGGTGGAGCTTTAGCTGCAATCTTAGCTTGGCCACCTGTAAGCATTCCGCCTGGAAGATTATCTCTTCTTTTGTTCATTAATCTTCTTCTCTGTTCTAATCTAAACTTGTCTGCCATAGACATATTGTTAACTGGTACCTTCATAGCTCTTGTTCCTAAACGGCCAGCTCTTTTTCTTTTAAGTTTTCTGTCTAAAGTTGGTTCCATTATATAATAATTGCTATGATTAATATTACTACAGCAACTGCTATAGCTTTTTTATGTTCTGCCACAAAATGTGGAATGTGTTCTTTTAAATTCATTATTTGACTCCCTCAAATTTTCCGCCTCTGATAGCTGCACCCATACCTCTGCACATACCACCACTTGTGTAACCCATGGGTTGTTTCATCATGCCACCACCCATTTTACGTTTAACTTTGCCTCTATTTCTAAATTCTTCTTGTCTCATTTTATTTTTTTTCTCTTTAGCTTTATCAGCAATTTTTTTGTTTGCTCTTAAAGCAGCAGCACCTATCGTTCCTACAGCAGCACCTATTGCTCCTATGGCAGCACCTCCTGCTGCTTTCATAGGTTTCTTCATCATGCCACCGCCCATTTTCTTTTTAGGTTTTTTATTTTTTTTTATTTTGTTGGCTATCATAGATGCTATTGATCCGCCTACTAGTGCTATTCCTGCACCCTGTGCTGTTCTACCCAATGTCATTCTGAAGCCTTTTTTGAGTAATTTTTTTTTATCAGCCATAATATTTAAAATCCTTTTCTATCTTAAAGTTAGGTTCGTCTATAGCATCATTGTAAGTTGTTATAAATCCGCCTTCCCTGAATCTTATCACTGCTTGGGTCATTGAGTCAACATAGTCATCGAATTGACCATGAGGAAAAGCAGCTACTTCCTCAATAACATCTTGGGCAAATTTCTCTTCTGTAGGGGCAAATACCATACCAGACTCAAATATAGGAGCTACGGAGTTAATTCTAGTAAACTTATCTCTACCCTTAGCAGGTACATAATCTATTACAGGAATACCCGCACGTCTTAATTCTTGTATTAAAGGTTGTCCTGTAGCCTTAG